GTTTGTTTGATAAAGTTATCCATCGCTATCCGTTGCGCCTGTGTGCGCGTGTCCTTTGCCCGTCCATTTTTATCAGTACCGCCAACGTACACAATATGACGGCTAATTGCATTTATACCGGCAGCACCGTTAGTTACCTCCCACTTTTCCACATCGTCATCTTCGTCAAATGGTGTCAAGATCTCAACACGACCATCCAAGTGAATCATAGCCGAATATCCTACCTGCTTCCATCCTCTGCCCTGTGGCGGTGGTGATGTATGCCACGATCTTATTTGATCCGCTGTTACGGCACGACCTTCAGGCGTTGCGGTGCAATGCAGCACCAAGTACGTTAACTTACCCATTTGAGTTATTTTGAATAAATTGAAAAAAGAAATAAGGTTCAATCAACTGCGTGAACTTGCTTTCTGTCATCGCGCAAATATACTCATACCCGGAAGCTAATATCACACGCGTACAACTTTCTCCATTTACCTTGTCAGCGTGAAAGTGCAACACGTAGTCTGCTTCGTAGTTGATTGTAAAATTACGCTTGTAGTATAACTCCTGTTCCTCATTGTAACTTACAATAGGAAATTTGAGCATCGGGTAACCTTCAGGCAGCGTGTAATTAGTAGATTTTGCCTCCGACGATTCTGTGCTTTCTGATGACATAATTTCCCGTTTTATTATCTATTGTAATAATTGAGCAACTATGCGTCCAGTCATTCTCCGGTAAGTAATCAGGTGATAAATCACACAAACATCCAAACGAATGGCACACGTAATCTTTGCCATCACTATCTGTGAAGTGGTACTCGCTATCTTTGTGAAAATGTCCGACCGCAGAACTGATCTTGCTCTTTAAGGCCAACCATCGTGCAGGATACACACCACCACTACCTTTGAACTCATGACCGTGATAGATTGTGAACTTTCCTGCTTTTATGCGTTGTAGGCTATCGATCTTAATCACGCCATACTTTCCGAACTGCAACACCTCGGCCAAATCAAAGTTCGGTATGTCTAACAATTCAGGTGCTTTAAGTCGCATATACCTGTTGTATCTATCCTCATGGTTTCCAATTTTGAAATAAATCGGACAATCCAACTCTTGTTTCAAATACTCTAAGAACTTATGGAACACCTCGATTTCATAAGCAAAGGAACGTACACGCGGATCTTTCTCATGAAACGACAACTGATAAAAGTCAATCGTATCACCATTCAGCAACACACCGTTAACCTTTTCATCTTTTAACTTTTGTATAGCAGCCTTCAACGCTTCCTCATCATGATAAGGCAAGTGAATGTCAGATAAGATGCCCAGTCGTATTATGCCTTTCGGTATAAAAAAATCCTCACGGCTTCCTGCTTCCGATGGCGGTAGAAGGTGTGAAGATTGGTCGCGCTTTGGTCGTGCTATTCTTTTGTCCGGGTAACTTTTTTTTCCGTTGCTACCAACTAACGCTCTAATGAGAGACCGCACGGCTTCAACCGATGTATAAACTTCAGGATTCTTTTTATAGATCGCCCTTGCTGCCGTCAATGCCGGCATATCAGGGTTCTTGAGCATATACTCTAACACGATCCTTCCCTGCAGTTTTAGTTCTCCCATGTTTTTTTTGTTTTGGTTTACTTCCTCTTTATCGCGTTGATTACTTTTTTGAACACCCCGTGTCCGGTAGCCTTTTCAAAGTTTTCATCGATAGACTTTAATTCTATACCTGCGAATGCCAAAGAAACAACAGATAGCGCGGAAATGCCAAACTTGTTAGGCAAGTCAAATGTAACATCCGATGCGTGTGCTAATAATAACCCTAATATGTACACAAGCATCTTCGGTGCAATGTCCGCTAACCTGCGACTGCTTATCTTTTCACCTGCTTTCTTTGCAGCCCAAACACCCGTTGCTGTATCGGTAAGTATCGCAAGGATCACCCAAAGAATCTGACCTGCTGCGGGTGAAAAGTACACGATTGCCAATTCAGGCAAATGTGTTAAATGTTCAACTAATTTTCTCACAAATTTCATGCGGTGTTAAGCTATACCAAGTATTTTTTTTATTTGTTCGATTTCTTCAGGTGTAGAATTAGCAAAGAAATCAAGGATGCGATTTGTGTTTTGTACTGTCGCGTACGGATCTTCATATACCATGTACTCATCTATGAGATTACCCAAATCATCAGTTTCCGTGCATATCCAAGAATCTCTTCCGTCTCCCTGTAATTTGTATTTGTATGTTTTCATAATTACGCTCGTTTAAAAGTTAATACAGCACGATAAATTACCCCAACCGGATTAGTTGCCCAAACTGGATTAGTTACCCTCAAAGTAAAGAAGTCAGAAGCACCGATTGCGATGTTCAGACCAGTTATTGTTGTATTAGTAGTAACTGTTGCGCTACCTCCATTTGCTGCTGTTGTACCTATTGAACTTGTTGTATTTTGCGTTGTGTTTCTTAATTCAAATGTAACGCTTTCACCACTACCGGCTGTTGTGTTACCATAAGTCATAATTGTGGCTGCAATAAGAGTTACTGCATAGCCAAAGTTAAAGTCATTATTTGTATCAGTATTTCCAGCGGTCGGTGATGTACCGGAATTAAGAAAATGCCAAACTGAACTATCAGCCGCAGGTGCTGCACCTCCATGCAAACACAGGAATGTAAAATATGCGTCATTCAAAGTTATTTTAGCATTTATCTGCGTTTGTAGAGCAGATGTTACGCCTTTAACATATGATAGTTCTGTTAAACTCGGGTACGTAGCGCTAGTTAACGAAGTGATTGTGCTACCTGTGGAATTGAACGCAGCTATTTCATTGTTAGTGCCTGTTCCGGTTACAGGGTTTGTAAGCGTAGCTTGTTTGCCGTTTAATTGCGTTTGAATCGCTGATGTAACTCCTTTAACGTAGCTTAATTCAGTTAACGATGGATAAGTTGCTGTTGTCAATGATCCAACTGTGCCTGATGTTGCCCAGTACGTAATCTCATTTGATGTACCTGTACCTGTTACCGCATTAGGCAATAACGTATTAATACTTTTAGCTGACCACAACTGTGATGATGAATTGTATGACAAAACATCATTATTGACAGGTGGAACTGTGATCAAATCGACGTTGTGAATTTCATCAAGTTCGTAACCATTTTGACATCTTACATAAATCTGCCCGTTACCGGCGTTCGCCCGTTCAACTATTCCGACATACACTAAATGGCTCGGAGCGTATGGCTTTACGTTCGTTACACCACCAAATGTCGATGGGCTAAGATATAGCGTATCACCTGCGTTAAATGCCGATGTGTTCACTCCTACTAACGCCCCTTGAATAATAATATAACCTTCAGCACCTATTCCAATTGTGGAATCATAAACAAAACCAATTGTCTTTGCCGAAGTTGCGTCAGCGTCTGCCCGTGCTAATTTAACGGACATCTTATTGCCACTTGAGCCATAAGCATACACAACTTGACCTTTGCTAATTACAGAACCTTCAGCATTATGAACGTATGCTAATAGGTGTGCAGTTGTTAATCCTATTGCTTGGAAATTAGTACCGTCATAAACGATAATTATTTCCTGATTTGCTTTGATATCACCTGATTCAAGCGGCACAATAGTGTTCTTATAAATGTTAACCGCGCCAAGTGAGTTGATGTTAATAGTTGATCCATTATCGTTTACACTGCTAAACTTGATGGCGTAAACATCACCAATTGTGTAAGCCGTAACACCCGTAATGGTTGTCGTATAAACACCTGCTGACACTTGTGTTGCCGTGCCATGCTTAAGACCACTTGCACCCGTATCAATAGGCATATAATCCAAATTAGACCAAGTGTTCGTACCGTTAGCAATCTTAAACTTGCGTTGATCTGTTGCTCCGTAATACTCGTCCGATGTTACAAGTATTCTTTTGTCAGAATAAACGGTACTATCCGCTGCCCATTGCGCTGCCGTTTTAACGACTATCTGACTATCTATATTTACCGTTACTGCCATACTATGTTGATTGTTTCATTCTTTAATGTTACGATGCTAACCGTGTTTTGTAGCACGTTATTCACGTACACGTTAACCGTTGTGTCCGGTAATGTTAACGTACCACCACTTGCCACCGTTTGCGTATAACTCGCATCGCTGTTTCTTACGTTTGCGTCATCGCAATCACCGCCACCGCCACCACTACCACCACCACCACTAATAGGAGGCGCAATAAATGGGATGTTGCAACGCTCATCGGCTTTGCTTATTTCGACGTCTATGCTAAACGATGCACCTGCAAAGTTTTTCGGCGAATACTCAACAAGCAAGTCGATATTGATCGACTGCGTACGGCTTACAAGCCATTTATAAGCAGGATTGCGAAGTTGTGCAATAATATCTTCAGCAATCAATACAAGGTCGCTATGACGCTCTAATTCGTCAAGTTCACCGCGTATAACATTATCCACTACCCAAAAGCGGATAGTGTAAATGGTGCTGTTAATGTTACGCGTTGCGCTCTCTACATTACACCATAATTCAGGCGTGTTTGTAGTCCCTGACGAATAATGCTCCCAAGTATTTCCGTACTTGAAGTCATTTATTTGTCGGTGCTGCGTTGCTATCTCCTGAACGTTTGCGATCAGTTGATTCAGCGTTGTTATTTGACTGTAACTTGTCATCCTGTTTGTCGGCTAAGAACTTTAATATCTTCTTAGCATTTTTAGAAGTCAATTGTGTTTTCATCTCCTGTACCACATGGGTTATAACCGTTGCGATAGCTACCCATGTAAAAACCTACATTGTACTGTTGACCTGTCGGGTGAATAGTATCAAATCCATCTCCAGCATCTTTGTATAGTGGGTAGTTATCGTCATTCTCGACAAGATAGCGCATCAGCATATCCGCGTCTGTTTGCCCTTTGTCGTCAAAGTATTTGTACATACGATCCAACTCCGAAATAGTTGCAGGATTAGAGTTATCGCTACTCATGGTAACCATTCCCTTTTGACGTATCTTATAATTGAACACGTATAACCCATTAGCCAACACGTAGAACTTCATTACCGGGTTAATGTATAAATTCAATAAAGTCGTGTTTAATTGCGTCAAGTTGTTGTTCTGTATCTGCGATAAAATCTCATCGTACAACGCACTACCTAAGATCGGTCTAATGTGTTGACGCTGCGTGTCCCAAATGATCTCGCACAACTGATTCTGATCGTATGTTGATTCTACGTAAGCCAACAAGCCTTCGTCATTAGGCTTAAGCATTAACGGTTTATTAATTGTACTCATGTTACTGTCTTTCTTTAACGATTACTTGCTGCCACGTGTGTCTGCATTGCGGACGTGCTACACCTGTATTTGGATTCGTGTACCAACCACCGCGTAATGACCACACATTGCGCCCTTCCTCTACGCTCATCGCGTTAATATCTTCACGGCTGTATAGTCGCTTCATATCCATTAATTCAACACAAAATGGACGCGACTTACCACCTGCAACTAACTTAGGTGCGTTTGCTCCTAATTCATAACGGTACATCACCTTAAGTGATTCGGTCTTTGCAGGATTTTCTTCCAACGTCTGCAAACCTTTCTCGGTCAACTCATATGCTCCGACTTTATCACCTGCGATCTTTTCCGGGCTGTATTTTATGCGCCCTGCTTCACGCAAACGGTCGATTGTGTCTTTAACATCACCGATAGAAACCTTTGCCACCTTCGCGATTTCCTCTGATGGCATGAAAGCATCCTTATTTAACAAATCCAACACAACGCGGTCTAATGACTTTACATCAGCCTTTGCGAATGTCATAAACTCCGATTCGCTTACCTCTACTTCGTCAGCATTCTCGGTTTCCAAATCGCGAAACTTTACAACATCATATTTCGCTGCATCAACACCGTATTTTGTGAACAGCTGCAAATTTGCGTCAGGCTTCACGTTGCTATACTTCATGTATTGAGAATCTTCCATGCCCAAACGCGATAACACGTACTTACGCAATCCATCAACACCTAACGCGCTTTCGATAGCCGCATCGCTTGGCATCCAGTCAACTGACTTAACGCGTTGCAACTTCAAGTTAATAGGTAACCCTAAATCATGTGCGATAGTGTTAAAAACGTACTCAATGCAACGCTGACGGCTTACCACGTAACGATTGTAAAAAGATTCCTCCATTACAAGCAACTCATTGCGTTGACCTAATGCGCCTTCGGTAGTAATGCCTAATAACAATTTTGGAAACTCGTGTGCTGAAAATATATTAAGTTGCGACTGATCAGCAACCTCTTTGTAAAGCGTTGATTGATCCGGTACATTAATAGGCTCTACGTCAGTTGAACTATCTCGGCTTTGATAAAAGCCTACGATCATCCGCTTACCTTCCGGACTTGTAAAGTTCTTTGTAATGCCGTCCGTTATTTCGTCCTGCTTTTGTTCGTCAGGTATATTCCCGTAAATCTTAACCTGCATCATTGGTGAAAATGACGCGGTGATATTTTGATATTGAAAATCAGAATAGGCAATGTGATTCTCGATCCATGTTACGCCACCATAATAGACAGGTAATGAATACACGTACTGATCGGGATGAAAAACGGAATAGAAAAATATCTGATCACCATTACGATCGTTAGGATCATACGCTGGATAAACTTTGTAATCTTTCTCTTCTGCAAAGTTTTTATTCTCTACACGTTTACCGTTTTTCATTACATACCATTTGCGTGTGTAGTAAAATTCGGTAGTATCTTCATTCGTGCGCAGGTTAGCAACGTCAATGTGTTCTAATGTAGCTGTGCGCTTGTTCTTACTCCACTTCACCAAAACCGCAAACATATTGTGTATTTCAAAGTCGCGTGTCCATCGTAACGTCGACTCGGTCAAATCCATGTCAGCAAATGGCTGCTTTATTAGATTTTCAGCCAAAGAACGCTGCGCCACGCTCATGTATGCGCTACGCTCAAAAGTCCAACCACGACCAGCGATGTAATTAACCTTCGCGTTGATGATAGCCGAATGTAATGCGCTACGACGATATAAGTCAGTTAAGTAATACGGAAAGTCGTTTTTCTCACCGCTCTTAATTATATCCGTATTTTTAATTTCCACGAATTCCGGACGCTTTCTATTGTTAAAAGCATTCCATTTAATTACGGGAATTATGTTTTTATTTTCCTCCATTAGAAGTGATATTGTGTTGTGCTATTAGGCAACTGATATTCCTGTTCGTTAACATCGTTAACTTTCATTTGTCCGCGCTCAACTAATGATGTCGCAAGGCTTGGATTCGTATTAACCGCGCTTGTCTGTTCGTACACGAAGTAATTGTATATCTGCTCACTCAACGATGCCGTTGTGCCTTCGATAAAAGTGAATTGATCTTTACGGTCATCGCTTGACGTAGGTTGTGCAATCCACGTTACTACGTTGTTCTTGCCTTGACCAACGCAGTAGAACAAGTAGTAAGGACTTGTTAACGTAGTCTTTTCCTTTAACGTAAATACCAATGTCTGACTTATGCCTTTGGTAACCTGAATCATACTTATAAAATTACGTAATCACGTTTCGTTTAATAATGATAAAAAAACCCCGTGAAGAGCTTTCACGGGGCAAACCAAAAACAAGGGGAAAACCAAAACCCCGAGCAGAGAATTTATGCGGAAACTAAAACGTCCCAGTTATTAGTGATGTGCGGTGCTTTTACCTTTTCCATTCCTGTAAAGGTAACAGTGTAGCCGTTACGATCACCGTAAGTTGTTCCTGATTCATCAACAGATGCGCTGCAGAACAAACCGTTTTCGTAACCAAATAAGCGTATAGCACCGTTGTTATACTTAACAGCAACTTCAAATGTGCCACCGTGATACTTCTGCAATTCATTCAAGAATGCAGCCGTCTTGCCGTTGTACACGTAGTTAACTGTTGGAGCATACATGGTAGTGCCATTTTCGCGTGATGTAGTACCATTGTCAGATGCTGTAGCCGTAGCCTCTTCGCATTCCAACTTATACCAACCCGTCAAGCCTTGACCGCTTAATGTGGCTTGACCTGATGTAACCGCAATGCCTACTAAGGCACTCGAATATGTTTTGATCTTTACTTCCTTAATACCACCTACGTTATCGCGGCAGTCTAAGGCAAAAGATTGATTAATGTTACAAGCCATTTGTTATATTATTAAGAAAGGCGGTAGCCTTACGGGGCTACCACCATTCAGGTTATAAATTATGCAG